TCAGGCTCCTGCGGGAAAGGTGAAGCGCGCCACGATGCGGCGCTGCCATGGTGTGGAAAGCGGGCTCTCGATCACGCCATGCCCGGTATAGGCATGGATGAAGCTTTTACGGCCCGGCGCCGGCTCCGCCGAAATGCCCAGATGTTTGGCGATGGATCCCGCACGCATCCGGAACAACAGCACCTGTCCCGGGGCAGGCACGCCGTCCGGGGCGCGCAGCAGATGCCGCTCCGCCGCCTGCCAGAGACGCTCCTGCCGCGCGGGTTCCGCCCAGTCGGCGGTATAGGGCGGCACGGCCTCCGGTTCTTCGCCGTAAAGCGCGCGCCAGATGCCGCGCAGCAGCCCAAGACAATCCGTCCCCACCCCCCGGACCGAGGCCTGATGCAGATAGGGCGTCCCGATCCATTGCCGCGCGATGCCAACCGCGCGCAGCCCGATGCCGTTGTCCGTTCCGGTCACTTGAACAGGCTCCCCCCGTCGTTCGTGCCCGCCTTCACCGGGTAGGAGCTCATCCAATCCTCCCCCGGCACATGCGGAAACCCACGAAAATTCATGAAATTGTCGAACTTCAACCGGCAGGTCTCGCCCCGGCGATCGCATCCCGCCTCAAGCCGGATCACGTCGCCCGGCGCGACCTCCGCCCCCAGACGCTGCCACAGCTCGATCCGGCGCGTGCCATCCGTCTGGATGCGGTCGTTCTTCACCATGCCGATCAGCCCGACAGCGGCACCGCCCAGCACCCTGAGCCGCCCCTTCTCGAACCAGCGGTCCTCGAACCCGTCGAACGGCGCGAAACGGAACACCAGCGCATCCTCGACCGTCTCGACCACGGTTTCGCGGAAATACCCAGTGCGCGTCAGATCGAACCGGCAGGCCCCGTCCCCCAGCACCGCCGAACAACGCGGATGATAGACCCGCCCGGTCGCCTGCCCCAAAGGCTCGCTCAATCCCCGAAGCTCAACGGTAAAGGCTCCCGCGCCCCGGCTGACCTCGCCGAATGTGCCGCGAAAGATCAGCACATGCGACGTGGGCTCCGCCCAGTTCACCAGCCAGCTGCGGATCTCCGCCCCGTCATAGCGGCCCGCCAGCAGATCGGCCTCGCTGATCGCATCGGAATTCAGCGCGCCATAGCCCTCGGTATTGTCGACCGACAGCCCCGTGCCCTGCGTCAGCGCCTTGGCCGTCATGCCGCTGTCCGGCTCGAACCGGATACCCGCGAAGTCCAGCGCCCGGTCATGATCGGTAAAACCCAGCGTGACCCCGTCCTGCCGCGTCACCGCCCAGGCACGGGCAATGGTCGTGCAGCCGGTGTCCAGATGGGCCTGAAAGGCCTCCGGGTAGCCCGTCATATCCGCACCTCCACCACCGGCACCTGCGGCAGATCGCCCGCCCGGAAGGACTGCACCGAAACCTGTATCCGGTCGGTGTCGAACCGCACCGGAACGTCGAACTCGAACCCCGCCGTCACCACCGCACCCGCGCCCGGCGCGACGGCGAATGTCACCTCACCCCGCGCGGTATCCAGCGTAAAGGCGTCCCCCTCGGACTGGTGATGCCCCTGAATGCCCGTCACCACCGTGCCCGCCACGGGCTTCAGGATCGGGCGCACATAGCTGAAATCGCCCGACCGATAGGTCTTTGCCAGCGCAAAGGTCCGGGTCTGCCCGTCCCCCGTGCCGATCACCTGATCCTCGAAACCGACCTCCTGCGAGGCCGGGCAACTCTTGTAATCCGCCCAGTCCTTCCAGCGGAACCCGTGCAACTGCCCGCCGCGCGCCTCGAAAAAGGCGATCAGCCGCTCCACGTCGTCCAGCGACCGCAGCCCCACCCCCGCGTCATAGCTGCGCCGCGAATGCGCCCAGGGGCTGTTGCGTTCCTCGAACCCGTTCGTCAGCGTCACGATCTCCGTGCGCCGCTCCGGCCCGCCGACCGAGCCGAAGCTCAGATTGGCGGGAAATCGAACCTCATGAAAAGCCATGTTTCCTCCTCAGGCGTTCCGCTGTCCGCGCGACAGCGCCCGGTTCACCTGCGCGGCGATCTGGCTCTGGCTGCGCGCGAAAGCCGCGACATCGGGGGTCGAGATGTTCATCGTCACATTGACCGAACGGCCGCCTTGCGCCTGCACGCCCAGCCGCCCATCGGCCCCACGGGTCAGCGGCATGATCGCCTCCGGCCCCGCCTCGCCCATCAGGCCGGTGGCGCCGCGCATCGGAAAGGCCACCGGCGCGCTGACCACCCCGCCCGAGGCGAACGGCACCACCCGCCCCTGACTGAACGCCGAGCCATCGGCAAAGGGCAACATCCCGCTCAGCAGATTGTTGATCCCCGTCGCCATCGCCCCGCCGGCAGCCTGCTCGACCGGCCGCATGGCGATGCGATAGGCGCTGTCCGCCATCGTCTGCGATACCTGTTTCAGCGCGTCCGACAGCTTCATCCCGTCGAACACCACATCGTCGAACGCACGGCCGAGCGAGCGTCCGATCCGGTCCCCCAACTGCGCCATCTCGCGCGAGGTATAGACCATCCCCTCCCGCATCCGGGTGAGTTCGTCGTTGAACGCCCCGGCGTTCTCCCCCGCGCCGCCCAGATTGCGCTCCAGCTCCGCGGCCTGCCGGCCGAGGGTGTCGAGCCCGTCCACCTCGATCATCCGTTCATCCTTCCAAAGGTTCACCCGAGGCCGCCCGGTCCGGCCATTTCCGCGCAAGTTCCGCCAGACGCGCCCGGGACAGAGGCGGCCTCCCCGCCTCCCGCCCCAGCATCAGCGCCAGCTCGGCGGGCGTCAGCGCCCAGAAATCGCGTGGCTTCAGGCCCAGCCCATGCATCCCGGCCCGCATCAGACCGGGCCAGTCCAGCCCGCTCATTCCTGCCCCGGCACGGTAAAGGCCCGCACCAGCAACGTCGCCGCGATGCGCGCGGCTTCCAGCGGCCCGCCCCCGATCTCGGCCTGCCGCAGATCCTCCTCGCTGCCCTTCCAGCCGCCCGCCTTCAGCGCCGCGAACAGCAGCACCAGAATGTCGCGCGCCGAAAACGCCCCGCTCTCGAACCGCCGTACCAGATCCAGAACCGATCCGCCCAGTTCCGCCTCCACCTCGGCCAAGGCGCCCAGTGTCAGCCGCGCCACCCGCTTGCGGCCGTCCAGCCGGATCACGACCTCTCCCGCCATCGGATTCGCCATCACAGCGCCGTAAACGTCAGCGCCCCGGCCGAGGCCATGCTCATCTCATAGGTCGCCTCGCCGTTGTAGCTGCCCGAATATTCGATCGCGGTGATCAGGAACGGCCCCTCGACGATGCCGAAATCCGGCACGATCACCTGAAACCGCGGCATCTCACCGTCGAAAAAGATCTGCCGCGCCCGCTCGTCGGTCGAGGCATCCTTGAACACCCCCGAGCCCGAGATCGCCGCCGACCGCACCCCCGCACCCCCCAGCAGCTCGCGCCACCCCCCGGGGCTTTCGAGCGAGGTCACATCCACCGTCTCCGCATTGAAGCTGATGCGCGAGGCCCTCAGCCCCGCGATGGTCTCGAACAGGCCCGATCCGTTGAGGTCGAGCTTGATCAGAAGATCCTTGCCATTCTGCGCCGCCATGTCTTTCTCCAATGAATTGAAATCCGCCGATCAGGCCGCCGATCAGCCCCGCCGATCAGATCGTGGCGGGATCGTCCTCGACCCGCGCCCGGAACGTCAGATCGACCCGCCGCACGGCGCCCTTCTCGACCCGCCGCGCCCGCGCCTTCAGAAACCAGATCGCCACCAGCGACCCACGCGACAGCACCAGACGCGCGCCCGTCAGCGCGTCCGAGATCGCCACCGCCACCTCTTTCGCCGCCGAAAATCCCGCCTCGTCCGTCACCACCGAGACGATGAAATCATGCTGCGCGCCCCGCCCGGTCTTGTCCGAGGCATCGACCACATCCTCCGGCCCAAGCGCCACATAGGTCCCCGTGACCGTGCCAGGCGGCACCGCGTCGTAAATGTCCGCGCCCACCAGCGCCGCCACCCCGGGCGCATCCCGCAGGCATTGATAGACCGCCGCCTGCAATGCGGCCGCCGTGCCATAGCTCATGCCACCACCTCCTCGCGGGCAAAGCAGGTCAGGTAACGCTGACCCGGGTCCGCCTCGGCGACGGCAAGGATGCGAAAGATCCGGCTGCCATCGCGAAACCGTTGCTCAGGCCGCGGCCGCGCCGGCGATCCGACCGGCGCCGCCCGCACCACGATCCGGAACGGCACCGAGGCCAGCGTGACGAATTCCCCCGCCCGCTCGACCCCGGTGCCCGGCGTCACCTCGGCCCAGAGCTGCCCCAGCACCTGCCAGCTCAGCCGATGTCCACCGCCGTCATCGGGGCTGCGCGCCGCTTCCTCCAGCACCAGCAGACGGTTCAGACGCGGCACGCTCATCCCCGTCCCCCCAGCACGCGCACCGTGCGCCAGGGCTCGATCAGCGCCGCGACGCCAAAGGGCATGGCCGCCACGGCACCCGCCCCGTCATGGCGCAATTCGTAATATTGCGCCGCCAGCAGCATCACCGCCTGCGCCAGATCGGCCGGCAGATCAGACCAGAACGGGCCGAACCCGGCGGTGAAATCCACCTCGACCGCGCCGCCATCGGGAACGGCAGGCAACACACCGCCGCGCGGCGCGATCCGCGGCCGCGCCAGATCCTGCACCAGCCGGTAGCGCGCAGGCGCCACGATCTGCTCCGCATCCGCCGCGTCGATCAACCGGACCGCGCGCACCTCCGCCACCGGCGCCAGCGGCAGCGCCAGCTGCGCCCCCCGCCAGCCCGACAGCCGCAGCCGGTAATCCCGCGCCAGCAGCGCCTTGGCCGTGCGCCCCTCGATCGCCGCGATCGCCGCCCGCAGATAGGCCGCCAGCGCCACATCCTGCGCCCCGGCATCCGCGAACCCGGTGCCAAGCCGCAGATGATCGCGCAACGCACCCACCGGCAGCGCCGTCTCCGGAACGGCGGTCAGTTCTTTCAGAAACATATGTTTTCTCCGCAATATTCCCGCCAGACGCCAGCCGGCCGGATCGGGCGCGGGACCCCTTCGCCGCTCGGACGGAGGGAGCAGCTAGGCGGCGAAAACGCCCCGCGCCCGGACCGGATTCCCCGGCCTCCGCCGCCCTTACGAGGCGGCGAACTTCAGCAGCTTGATCGCCGCGAAATCGCTGACATCACCGCCCACGCGCTTGCTGGCGTAGAACAGCACATGCGGCTTGGCCGAAAAGGGATCTCGCAGGATGCGCAGATCCGGGCGCTCCGCCACCGTATACCCGGCCGAGAAATCGCCGAACGCGATGGCATAGCTGCCCGCGGCGATATCCGGCATGTCCTCGGCGATCAGCACCGGATAGCCCATCAGCCGCGCGGGCTCGCCCGCCGCCAGACCGTCCGACCACAGGAAACGGCCGTCTGCATCCTTCATCTTGCGCACCGCGCCAGCGGTCTTGGAATTCATCACGAAGCTCGCATTGGCACGGTATTCCGCGTTCAGCGCATAGACCAGATCGACGATCGCATCCGCCTGGTTCGAGGCCGCGAAATCCCCGTTCGCGCCGGTCGCGACATAGCCGAGCTTGCCCCACACCCAGGCGGCATTGGCCGCCTTTTCATGCGCAAGGAACCCCTTCGGCTTGTCGACACCATCGCCCGAGACAAAGGCCGCCGCCTCCGCACGCGCGAATTTCTCGGCGATGCGCCCCGCCAGCCAGCCCTCGATGTCAAAGGCGGAATCGTCCAGCAGCCGCTGCGACGCCTTCGGCATCGCCGCCAGCTCGAACAGCGGGATCGAGATCCGCTCGATCTGCGGCGTCGCCGTCTCGGTCAGCGCGGCGGTTTCCGTGGCCCAGCCCGAGCCCAGATCCGAACGGTCGATCAGCACGTCGAACGAGGTCGCCTCGACATTCACCACCGAGGCGATCTGCCGGATCGAGGCGGTCGAGCGCAGTACCGACCGGATCGTCTCCGAGGTCTGCGGATCGACCAGATAGCCCCCCTCGGCGGCGACGGTCGTGTTCATCGCCTTGCCTTCCAGCACCAGCCCACGCAGCCCGTCGTCATCGCCGGTGCGGACATAGGCCGCAAAGGCCTTCTGATGCGGCGCTTCTTCCGAAGCGGCGGCGGAAAGGGCGGGACGCCCGAAGGCGGTCTTGGTCTGCATCATGGTCAAACGCTCATCCTGTTGTTGAACCCGTGATTTCACTTCGTCCTGAAAGGACCTGATTTCCCTCAGAAACCCTTGAAGAGCTTCCGTCACCTCGACGGCCTCTCCATCTGCTTGCGTCGGATCGTTCCGGCTCATTTCCGCCTCGCTTTCTGAACCCCGTTTTCCGCGGATCGCAGCGCGGCCAGATCCGCCGTCGCCGCCCGCAGCGCCTGCGCAAGGGCACGCAGATCGCCGCCCTCGGATTTCGCCGCCACCCGCGCCGTGCGCTGCATCGGGAAGGTGACCAGCGACACCTCCCAAAGCTCGATCTCATGCAGCACCCGCCGCCCGGCAGCGTCCTTCGTCGCCCGCACCGCCCGGTAGCCGATCGACAAACCGTCGATCGCCCCGGCCCCGATCAGCGCCGCCGCCTCCCGCGCCCGGGCGACCTCGGGCAGCAAACGCCCCTCGACATAGAGGCCCCGCGCATCCTCCCGGATCACGTCCCACAGGCCGATCGGCTCCGTCGGATCGTGCTGCCACAGCATCTTGACCGACAGCCCCTCCGCCTTCAGCCGCGCGAGCGAGGCGGCATAGGCCCCCGGCGCCACCCGGTCGCCGCCCTGATCGGTCTCGTCGAACAGGCTCGCGTAGCCGACGATCCGGGTGCCATCCCGCACCAGCGCGCCATCCCTTGCGCAAAACTTTCGCTCAAGGCGATAATCCATTGTTTCCATGCCATTTCCCTAATTCGGCGCGTATTGCAAAATGCCCTGTATCGCCTGCGTCAGGATCACCGCCACGACGCCGTAGACGGTCATCCACAACCGCTTCTCCAGCCCCTCGATCAGCGCCTCGATCTTTTCGAGCCGCTTCTCCAGATGGCCGAACTGCAATTCCATGATCCGCTCGGTCACCTCGAACCGGCGTTCATGCGCCTCGAAAGGCTCCTTGAGGAACCGCGACCCGCCCCCGGTCATCTCACTCATCACTCACCGGCGGCAGGCCAAGCAGCCGCCGCTTTTCCCCCTCGGTCAGGAAATCCGCCGCGCTGATCCGCTGCCAAAGCTGCTCGCGCTCCGAGGCCAGCGCCGGGATCAGGTCCAGATCCGGCCGCAAGGTCATCTCGCTGCCGCAGAACCCCGAAAGCCACCAGGCGATCGCCGCGCTGACCCGCGTCGCCAGCGGCAGCACCGTCAGCCGGTAAAACGCCCGGTGCGCCTCGGCGTAATTCGCATAGGTCGCATCCCCCGGAATCCCCAAAAGCATCGGCGGCACCCCGAAGGCCACCGCGATCTCCCGCGCCGCCGCCGCCTTGGTCTCGTGGAACTCCATGTCCGAGGGGCTGAACCCCATCGGCTTCCAGTCGAGCCCGCCTTCCAGCAACATCGGCCGCCCGGCGTTCCGCGCGCCCTGATGGTGCGTCTCCATCTCGAACACCAGCCGGTCGTATTGCTCCGGCGACAGCGTGCCCTGCCCGTCCGCCCCCTTGTAGATGATCGCCCCCGAGGGCCGCGCCGCATTGTCCAGAAGCGCCTTGGACCAGCCGCTCGCCGCGTTGTGCACGTCCAGCGCCACCGCCGCCGCCTGCATCGGGCTCAGCCCGTAATGGTCGTCCTGCGGGTGAAAGCTCTTGATGTGGCAGATCGGATCGGGATGGCCCGACATGTCGAACCGATGCTTGCGCCCGGCGACCTCATAGTCATAGGCAACCGGCCAGCCATCCGCCCCCGGCACCACCGACATACGGTCCGAACGCAGCACATGCAGCTCCCGCGGTACGCCCGGCTCCGGCGACACCGCCTCCAGATAGCCGTTCCCCGACAGCAGGATCTGCCCATACAGCGCCTCGAACAGCTCCGCCTGCCCCTGACCCATGTTGGGCCGCCGGATCAGCGACAGCATCGGATGGCTGTCGTAACGCTGCTCGCAATCCTGACAGATCAGCGGCACCGCCGCCGCCGCCTCGGCGATCAGCTTGACACATCGAAAGCCCACCGGATTGCCAGTGAACCCCAGCCGCGTCAGCGACCCGGTATCGCGCGCGCCCCAGACCGTGCGCCCCGTCCCCGTCGCCATCGCCACGATCCGCCCGGTGACCGAGGCCTTGCGCTCCGGCGCCGCCTTCCCGGATTTTCGAAATAGATTGAAGGCCATTCGTCCCGCCCCGTTCTGCCCGCACATGAAAAAGGCCGGGGAAACCCCGGCCTTCCGTCCCGTCTGGAATGTTCAAAGCACCCGCACCTGCGGCCTTCGCCAATGCGCCGCGGGCTCGATGATCAGTTCCGTCACTGCCCAGACCAGCGCATCCACCCGGTCGGGCGAGCCGCGCCCCTCGAAGCCGCGCGTGGTCATCCGGCACATCTGATCCTCCAGCGTGCCCAGCCGACCGCCCCGCAGATGCTTCACCCTGCCCTGCTCATACAAAGCAGCCACCGGCTCCGCCCGTGCCGCCTTGCCGCGCGCGGCCCGCAAAGCCCGGAACGGCACCAGCGGATCGACCTGCCGCAACACGCTCTCGATCAGGTCGCCGCCCTGATTGACCTCGGCCACCAGCTTTTCCGCCCCCCATGCCTCCATCGCCGCGATCGCCGCCCGCGCCCAATCCGTCGGACGGCCGCGCGCCGTGCAGTCGTCCAGCACCCAGACCCGCCAGTCCTGCACCGGCCCGCGCGTCACCGCCCCCGCAACGATGATCCCGCATTCGTCCGACCCGGAATTCCCGGTAACCGAGGGATCCAGCGCCACGACGATCCGGTCCAGCTCGGGCGCCGTCTCGACCCGCGCGGCCTCAAGCCCCGCCGTCGTCCACAGCGCCCCTTCCACATCGTCAAGCAACACCCCCTCCAGCTCCTGCCGCCCCAGCCGCGTGCCGCCATACCGCGCCGTCACCTCCTCAAGGAACGAGGCCGCCAGATAGGCCCGGTTCGCCTCGGTCGGCGCATGCGTCACCACGGTCGAGGGGTTGTTCAGGATCGCCTTCAGCACACCGACATTGCGCGGCGTCGTGGTGATCACCTGCTGCGGATGCTCCCCCAGCCGCAGCGCGAACTGCAGCATGTCCCAGGTCTCCCCGGCCTTCTTCCACTTGGCCAGCTCATCGACCCAGGCGGCATCGAACTGCGGCCCCCGCAGGGCCTCCGGCTCATGCGCCGAAAAGGCCGTCGCCACCGCCCCGTTCGGCCAGACCAGCCTGCGCCGCCCCGCCTCCCATTCCGGGCGCCGGTCGGGCGGCGAACAGGCCAGAATCCCGCTGTCACCGAAAATCATCACATCGCGCACCTGATCGAAGGTCTCGCCCACCAGCGCCACCCGCCGCGCCCGGCCCGGATCGACCGGCCCCGCGCCCTCGACCTGCGCGCGCACCCATTCTGCCCCGGCGCGGGTCTTGCCCGCGCCGCGCCCGCCCATGATCACCCAGCTTTTCCACGCTCCCTCGGGCGGCAGCTGATGTGGCAGCGCCCAGAACTCGAACACCCACGGCAACGCCAGCAAGGCATTCTCGTCCAGACCCTCCAGAAACGCATCAACCGTCTCCTGCGTCGCGCAGGCGAGCCAGGCGGCGCCCGATTTCAGCCCGCGCGGCGTCGAAATCGAGCTCACGCCCCCCGACCGCCCCGGCAACCTGTTTGCGGAGTTTTTCAA